AAAGAAGCATATCTTAAACAAGTAGTGAACTATCTCGAACAAGTTTTGAGAAGTATTAACACTCGAAACTTCATAATTAAAAATGCAATCGAGTGGAAAAAATTTACGAGTGGAGCAATCTAATGGCAAAAGAAGAAACTATTGCAATGGTTCATCATGTTTGTTTTCCTACAGATATTTTTGAAATACCAGGCATCTTAAATGATGATGATATGAAAAAAATGTTGAAATACATAAACAAGGAATATCTTGAAAGAAATTATGATGAAAACTGGCAACTTGGGTGGGACTTACACACTAAAGAAGAATTTAAAAAACTTGCAAAGTTTATAATAACTCTTAGTAAAGATTTAATAAAGAGTAAAGGATTTGATGCAGAGGATATAAAAATTACTGACATGTGGGTAAATGTTTTAAAACCAGGCGAATCACATCCACCCCATACACATTCTAATAATTATCTGACTGGTGTTTATTATCTACACGCTGAACAAGCATCGGCACTTTGTGTTTTTGACCCAGTAAGAGAAAGAGATGCTATTAGGCCTAGAAAGAAGTGGGACGATAAAGGCAATTCTTCTACGATAATGTTTCAAGCGATACCGAATACAGCATACATATTTCCAGCTTGGTTAAATCATTGGGTGCCAAATAATGTTAGTGAAACCAATAGAATAAGCGTTTCTTGGAACATTTCATTAGTAGGGCAAGTGGGAGAGCATCATGAGTTTCAATCGGCGGAGTTTAAATAATGATTCAACATTCAGTATTTGCCACAAACATTTTTGTAGAAGATGACTTTATCGACAAGTCAATCAGTAATGATATGAAACAATACATTGAGCAACTCTGGACAATAAGAGAATATGACAACAACTGGCAAACAGAACCAGACTTACACACTAAACCTGCATTTAAAAAGTTTGCAGAAAAGGTGATTCAAAAAAGCAAAGAACAAATAAAACTTTTAGATTATGATGTTGAAGATATTGCAATTACTGACATGTGGGGAAATGTATTACGAAGCAAAGAGGCACATCCGCCACACACTCACTCAAACAACTTTCTAAGTGGTGTTTATTATCTACATTCAGATAAGGCCGCAGGCATTCAATTCTTTGACCCAAGACCACAATCAGATGTGTTCGTGCCTAGAAAAACTAAGAAAACACACAACAACTCAAATTTACTATCATTCAATTCTAAAACTAACAGATGTATTATTTTCCCATCATGGTTGCAACATTGGGTGCCACAAAATATATCAAACAATAAACGCATTAGTATTGCATGGAATGTACAATTGAAAGGACAAGTAGGAGAACATCATGAGTATCAATCAGCAAATTTCTGATTATATATTTTTCTATCCAGATGTTATGGATAAAAAGACCTGTGAATGGATAATTAAACATTACGAAACAACAGCACCCTGGAAAGACTCAACATTTTCTACTGCATATAATAACACAGGCAAATCAAAAGTGTCAATGCAAGAATATTGGATTGGCAAACCATTACCATACTATGAAGATATAAAAAAGTCTTTTGATTATTGCGTGAATGATTATACTAATATCTACACAAATATAAAATCAACAGAGTATACTGACTTCAGAATCAATCGATATACTCAAGGTGGTTTTATGAACAAACATATTGATAATATACATCACAGTCATGGACAAAAGTCAGGGTATCCACATCTGACCTCTTTGTTATTTCTAAATGACGACTATGAAGGTGGTGATTTTGTTCTCTGTGGTAACAAACATATAGAGAAGATACAAGGTTCTGCAATTGTTTTTCCTTCTAATTTTATGTTCCCACATGAAGTCAAAGAGGTCACAGAAGGGAAACGATATAGTATTATGACTTGGATTATGTAAATGGAAACTCTCATCTTAGAGAAGAAAGACGAGGTATATTTGACTGTTGATGCTGACCCAAGTATTCAACGAGAGCTATCAGAGTTTTTCACATTCTATGTACCTGGATATAAATTCATGCCTGCGTTTCGCAATCGTATGTGGGATGGCAAGATAAGATTATTCTCACAAAAGACAAAAGAAATATATTTTGGATTGTATCCTTATATCAAGGCATTTGCAGAAGAAAGAGGATATAATGTTGTCGCTGGTAAAGATGTTGTAGTAGAAAATAAAGTAACGAGAGAACTTGTTGAAAAGTTTTCTAACAGCCTCGGCCAGAAGTTTGAGGCAAGAGATTATCAAGTTGATGCCATTTATCACAGTCTGAAATTTAATCGAGCGTTACTGTTAAGTCCGACTGCAAGTGGTAAATCATTTATCATCTATTCACTTATTCGATACTATACACATCTAATCAAAGACGATACGAACAATCGAATACTTTTAATCGTGCCGACAACTTCACTTGTAGAACAAATGTATTCTGACTTCAAAGAGTATGGTTGGAATGTAAAAAAGTATTGTCATAGATTGTATAGTGGATATTCAAATGTTACTGACAAAAGAGTTTTGATTTCGACATGGCAAAGTTTGTATCGACTGCCGAAAAATTATTTTGACCAGTTCGGTGTTGTGTTTGGTGATGAGGCACATCTGTTTAAATCAAAATCATTGACAGAGATTATGTCTAAACTGACAGACTGTAAGTACAGAATCGGACTGACAGGAACACTTGATGGTGCCCAGACACATAAACTTGTATTAGAGGGTTTGTTTGGTGCTGTCAACAAAGTTACATCAACGAAGAAACTGATGGACAAAAAACAATTATCACAGTTGACTGTTCGTTGTTTGATTCTAAAACATACACCAGAGAACTGTCAAATGATTGCAAAAGGCAAGTATCAGGATGAGATTGACTATCTAGTAAGTAGTCGGTCAAGACAAAACTTCATTCGTAATCTTGCGATTAAATTAGAAGGCAACACACTTGTACTATTTCAACTTGTAGAGAAACATGGTAAACATCTACATCAAATAATCAAAGACAAGGCAGCTGATGATAGAAAAGTCTTTTATATTTTTGGTGGTGTAGAGGCTGATGAGAGAGAAACAATTCGAGGCATTGTTGAAAAAGAAAGTAACGCAATCATTGTTGCAAGTTACGGCACATTCTCTACTGGTGTTAATATTAAGAATTTACATAATATCATATTTGCAAGTCCGTCTAAGAGTAGAGTAAGAAATCTACAATCGATTGGTCGTGGTCTAAGACTTGGTGAAAACAAAGTTGATGCCACATTGTATGATATTGCAGACGATATGACTTGGAAGTCAAAAGAAAACTTTACTCTTAAACACTTTCAAGAAAGAATAAACATCTACACAGAAGAAGAATTTGATTACGAAATGCACAATATAGACTTGAAGGACTGATAAATATAAGTATGCAAACAATAAATGAACCAAATCACCCTACTGATTACAGGCTAGTAAAGTTGATGGACGGAAGTCTATTGATGGGAACTATATCTGTTGATAATAATCATATGCGAATTGTAAACCCATTAGAACTGGTTACAACACCTCGTATGACGGAGTTTGGGTTAAAGGAAGATACAACACTATCAAGATGGATACCTTTCACGCAAGATAACGAATTTGTTATTACAAGAGATAAGGTTGTAGTTATATCACTTGCGACTGTTGAGTTGGCACACTACTACGAAGTTGTGCTACAAAAGATTCAAGCAACTGATGAAAAACTTGCATTACGCCCCACACTCACACCAGAAGATATAGATAGAATATTAGATATTGCAGAAGAACTGGATTCAGAATTTGCAAATAAAGAAGATGAGGAGTTTGAACTACTAGAGAAAGGAACAACACTACACTAGGTAGCTTTTAGCTTTATGGTCTCTCACCGCATCTACATATGCGATTATACACTCTTTTTTTACTCGTGTCAAGCACTTATTCCAGATAATTACTAGCTTGACTTTTCATATTAGGTATAGTATAATAACTCACATGAATAAAACAACTAGTAGAAACATCAAAAAAGACGCTCAATTAAAACATATCAAAGAGAAACTTCATTTATTGAAGAATCGCAAATCAAAAAAGAAAAATAATTTAGTGAAAAGTTTGAAGAATCTTATGAAGCGTAATGACCGAAAAGGACTATAATAATGGCAGATGAAAAACTAAAACCAAAACAAAAACCTCATTATGTAGACAACAAGAAGTTTTTGGAAGCGATGAAAGAATATCGTGCATTAAGAATTAAGGCTGAAGAAGAAGGCAAACCAAGACCTACTGTAAGTAATTATATAGGTGAATGTTATTTAAAGATTGCCAATCATTTATCTTATCGACCTAATTTTATCAACTATACATACAGAGATGATATGATTTCTGATGGTATAGAAAATTGTCTACAGTATATGGACAACTTCGACCCCGAAAAGAGTAACAACCCATTCGCATATTTTACACAGATAATTTACTATGCGTTTATTCGTAGAATTCAAAAAGAAAAGAAACAGCAAGAAGTCAAACAAAAGATGATTGCTAACTTTGGTGTTGAACAAATGATGGACTCACTTGAAGGTGATGATACACAGTATCAAAGTCAGATGTTAGATTTTCT